CGCCAGCAGCTCCGGATCTGCTCCCGGCCCTTTCGCCGGCGGAGTCTGCGGATGGTCATACCCTCCGCTCCCCTTCGCGATTAAGTCCGGGTCCCCTGCTGGGCCATTAATACCAACATCACAAGTACAGTCTGTGTCCGGTGTTACGTGTTTGTAGTGGTTTGCATCATTGATTTTGTGTTTCTTACAGTTTGTCATAGTTTTAATCTCCTTTTCATGGTTTAATTTATAAAATAAGGGAGAGCCAATCGGCTCCCCAGGTTACTTATTATTCTTTATTAATTATCTGGCTGAAAACCTGGTGCAGGCCGGTACTGGCAAGTCCCGTTACGGCCCCGTACACGATACTTTCCAGGCTTACTGCTCCGACGGTCACACAGCCCAGGACTGCCCCCAGGATTGCCAGGATTGACGGGATGTACTGATTGCTGACCGCTTCCAGCCATTTGATATGCTTAATGCAGTAGCCGACCACCAGGCAGGCCACTAAAACAACTGGTATGTAATGCTGTGTAATAAATGTTAAATCCATTTGATTCCTCTCTTTCTTAATGAAATAACCCCTGCTGAACCGCATAAAAAAAGAAACTGACCAGGGCGGTACCTACCATGCCAATCAGGCCATAGATACTTCTTGTCTGTTTCTCCAATTTTTCGCAGAGATTGTCAATTTTTACGTCCCGAGCTGCCTCATGCAGCTCCAGTTTGTCCAGTCGATCCGCATGATTATTAATGCGTCTTTCGTGGGTGTTGATTTTGTCGGTGATTAATTCTTCATTCACATAGGATACCTCTCTTTCTTGATTATAATTCGCCTTACCGCCAGCAAACGCTCTCCGTAAAGGCTATTCCTACACCTTGTACGGAAAGACAGTTACTGGGACATGGGAAGGATATGTTACATCACCATATGTATTCCTTATGGACGGTACTAGTACCCCGGTAGATAATACAAATGGAGCTACTGGCATTAAAATGTTTTCCGGGTTTAATACTTTTGCGGTAAAACAAACAACAGGTATTTATATTAACAGTTATGTTATTACTGTTGGTAATAATACAAGAACTACTGGCACTGCATCAGTACGTTTTAACCGTGCAATAAATTTAAGTGTGTATAAGTATATTAAATGTAGGGTCATGAAAAACAATCTTGCCTCTGGTTCTGTTACCCACGTGCTTGGAGTATCGGAAAGCTCTAACGCCACTGCTTATACACGCTCTACCAGTCTTTCGGTGGATGAAGGGGTACTAATTCTTGATGTATCAAGCTTGAGCGGAGAATATTTTTTATACGTTGAGGTTACAGGTACTACAAACGCTATAGGTACTGGTGGGACTAAAATATCTTATATACACGAAGTAACGTTATCTAACACTTAACTAGTAATTAAACAATCTAGTATTTATGACTTCAGCTTAAATGCCAGTAACTCTTTACTTACGAGTTAGATAAAAATATCTCATAGATAGAACCAATGGAAGTCGCAGCCGAACCACTATATAAATTAATAAAACCAAATATATATATATAATACCCGCCTTGGTACGATGTTATATCAAATATATTAACTCCTAACGCGGAACTTGTTGAGTTAAAAACGTTATATACAGATATACTATTATCGGTTTCCGATGCCGATTTTGATATTCCAATATAAAATTTATAACCTGCCGAGGATGGGTTTTTTGTCTGGGCCTTTACTTTTAAGTATTTATAGTTTGTTAAATCAACCGTTTGATTTAGTCTTCCAATAGACCCCGAGTTTAAGCTTAGATACGTCCCCGTAGCCGTTGTATTCGTCATCCCAGTAGTTTGAAGGTTAGACCATGTACCATTATTAAAAAAGTATAATGGAGAGGCTACATATCCTTCAAACGTCCCAGTAACTGTCTTTCCGTACAAGGTGTAGGAATAGCCTTTACGGAGAGCGTTTGCTGGCGGTAAGGCGAAGGCTGGAATGGTGTAATTGCTTGTCATGTATTTGCCAGAACAGTTTGCAGTTACTGCTGACGTGGAGGGTGTCAATGTTCCTCCCGCCTGGCTGGGAATCGTCCCAGTGATTTTACTACCGTTTACCCATGCCGTTCTTCCGGCAAGGATATGCCCAGCTGCCGAATCGCCCGGAGTCTGGCTGGCCAGGCTTTTTGCTGTCACTTTTCCACCGCCGCCGTGTTTTCCACCAGGAACTGTCACTGCAGAGCCGGCCACCAGTTCTGAAAAGTTCCAGTTACCTTGGTCCGCCATCGTCCCGGTCAGCGGCTCCCCGTTTTTGTCCACGATTACTTTACCGGCCAGAACATCCTCTGCGCCGGCTGTTATTACATCCAGGTCGGCACCGCCTCCGCCGCCCGGCATCAATATTTTCCCCATGCGTTACACCCCCCTTCAATCCCACAAGGCAATCTGTTGCCGGCTTCTTGTATACTTTAAATGTAGCCGTCCCATTTCCCAGCGATGCAGTTCCGCTGGAGATAATCCCAAATGCCTTTATATACGCCTTCTGGGTGGTGACGCTCGCCCCATCAGCCAGCGCACTAACCAGTATCGCATCCAGGTCGGCCGTAGCTCCTGGCACACTTACCGTCTGGGTGTACGGAGCAGCACCACCCTCCCACCCAGATGCCGTTAATGTTACTTCGGTCACATGGTTAATCCGATTGATAGCAGTATTGGTGGAATTAATATCATTAGCCCCAAACCGATCGCCTTCCTGTGTATAACTTGTCTCATCTGCAATTCCGGATGTCCCGTCTGAATTCTGGGTAATGCGCCACTTCCGTGCCCCATCGTACATCGCATCCTTATAGTCTGTTTTTAAAATCATTTTAAAAAGCACCTCCATTTAACGTAAAGGCCAGCTTCTTCCGACCGTTAATCCTGCTCTGAATATTGTTGTGTATAAAGCGGCATGCCTCCTCAATCCGGTTCAACTCCCGCCAGTCGATAAATGGCTGGTTGTCATAATAAGTCTGCTGTTCGCCTATCGCGAATGGGAAAGTGCCTGTGCGGATATGGTCAAGATTGGCCCCAAACCGGTTTATCTCATCCGCATAAAACCCATAATCCTGGTACGTCTTATCCTCCCCCATCTCTTCGAACGGAAAATTCGGCCAGAGGACAAGTGCCTGCGACCTGATTTCAATTAGATTTCCCTTTATGCGATTGTAATCTTGTATGTTAAAAAAATCATTTTCCCGCCAATCTGTTTTTGGCTGTTGCCACATTGCTCATATCCCTCCTTGCCTTCATGCTCCCTGACAGGGCGCCGTTAAAATTAAGTGTGTGGTCGTAAATCCTCAGGAGCAAATCCGGGACATACCGATTCTCTAAAAACACAATATCGTTTGCATCTATCCTCGGTTCTCCGCGATAAGTCAGCGCATATTCCCGATCCGCTTTCATGTAATCGCCGATCCAGTCCGCCAAATCAGCAGCATGCCTCGTGTCTGACACAAGGGGGTTCTTCCACGTCTCCAGCGTCCCCGTCGGGTTCAGCTGACGGCTGACCTTGGCCTGCGACGTTCCGTATTCCCTGCCGTTTATGGTCACCTCAACTGCCCCGGCCGCACCGGTCACTTCCACGGTGGCGTAATAATTGCTTGCTTCCACAATCGCCGCTGCCTGCCCGGCCTGCGGTTCTGTGATGGCGCAGGACAGGTCATAAGACGGGTTCGAGAAATAGAAGGTATATCGGTTGTCTATCGCGGATAACGTAATGGTTTCCTTCGCCAGCTCCTTCGGTTCTTCGCCCGGGTTATACAAGGTTCGCATCACCTGCAGCTCCCGTGTCTTGGCAACCTGGGTTCCCTTCGGCGTCTTCGTCAGCTCCGCACCGTACTCCATTACATAATCCGTACTCTCGCCGAAGGATATATTATCCACCACAATTCGGTTATTCGGGTATCCCTTGGTAAACTCCAGCACCAACCGGTCGAACTCTGGGAACTCATGGCTGATGACGGATATCTGCTCTAACCCGGTTACACTGTAATCTTCCTGAAGTGCGTTGTTATAATAGGCATGGAACGTCATTGCCTCCGGATGGTTCCGGCCAAACTCTAACGTCAAGCCAAAGCATTTAAAAGCCGCCTCCAAGGTGATAACCACCGTTGGATTATTCATAAACGCCCCGGCACTGTCTGCCATCTGTTCCGACACATACCCCGTGTTAAGATAAACTTCACCAGCGTCATTTCTGGGGAGAAAATATTGCGTCCGATTCGTATCACTGTAGTCCTGTGCTGCCATTGCATAGGATTCCTTTTCTGTCTTATCCAGGATCCGCCCGGCATGGCTGAAATATGTCTCTTTGTCAGATGCCGCCTCCATATCCGGAATAAAGCTGGACTTCAGGAAAATGTCCCCGTTCCTATCCTGATACAGAATGCAGCGGCCCGCATTAGCAATAATCTGCAGTGCTTCTTTGTGTGTAACAACCGGCATAGGATTCTTTACCAGTACATCCTTCAGGTATGGGTCTAGCCAGTACGTCCGGTGATCCACGCCGGCGTCGTCAAACACATCTGTGGCCAAATCATACAGGCTGATACCAGACTCCCGGTACAGCCCCTTATAATATGTCGCATTCATTCCATCAAAACGGTCGGACGCAGAAAAACTCATTTCTTCATCATCCGCAGACCATTCTTTTAGGGACACAGTAGCACCTGGCAACCACTCCACGGTCCCGTCATCCAACTCCTGCCCATACAGCACCGATATCTCCTGCCCCGGCTCCAGGAAATTCACCGTACTTTCGCTGTTCTCCACATCATAGGCGCGGTCTTTGTTTTCCACCGTCAGGTCAAAATCAAGCGTCGGCAATTCCTCTGATATAGGACTAATATGCTCCTTCTTGCTGGCCGACTTGATTTTTTTATTATCAAAGTAAATGCCGATCCCCATTGTCAGCTGATGAATGCGGAACCGGCTCTGGCCGTTGACCATGACTGACGGCGCAAATCGCAGGAAAGTAGCCGCCGTAAAAATCTCCTCTGTTACAAAATGTCCAGACGCATTCCCGGCTATTTCCACTGTGTTATTGTCGGATTCAATTGTAAAATCTACTGGATACGCCTTGCCAAACTCTACAGTCAATCCCTTGATATTGTACTGTATCGGGAAATGAATCAGAATACTCCCCGATAGCTCCTCTGTTACAATACCGGCATTTAACACTACGTCCTGCCGACGGCGAGGCAGGAAATACATGCTGCCATCCACCTTGCTGTAATCTTCGTCGCAAGTGGCGTATAGTTCAGACACCGAATAATTGTCCAGGGGCCATTTTAGATTACTGTAGTAGGCGTAATTGGTCGGATTCGGAACAAAAGCGGAAGCCTGGGCTTCCTGGTTAATCAAACCGATTGTCACTCGCACGTAGGAACGGTTACGATACTCCTTTTTCATTTCCGCTTTATAGGCTTGGCTGCATGCCTGCATTACTCCATCACCCCACAATCCACAATATTCACCTTGCAGTCTCGGTACCTCGTCGGAAGGCCATCGGAATCAAACTCTATCGGCGTAGCTGTCCGATTCCCGGGATACATCCGAATCGTTATCCAATTATTATGTACCATGTCAGGTATCCGGGCTGTTACCACAAACTTGTCAAACTCCTGCAACATAGCGGACCAGATAGCAGCGTCCAGAAACTTCCATTGCAGAGCGTCAAACTTATACTGGTCCCGGCCCACCTTTTGCCCGACGAACTCGCCATTCGCGTTCTTACCGTCACTTACGTTCGTAGCCACTACCAGGTTCCCGCCAATATCGGGGGCGGGAAACTCTCGGCCATTGATTGTAATTACTGCCATCTCACCGCCTCCTTACGTAAATCCATAACCCGTGCGCTTCTCTAAATCTTTCAGTTTCTTCCGGATTTCCCGGATGTCGATGTTGACCACCAAATCCAGATTTTCGATTAGCTCGATAATCTTTCGCAACAGTTCTACCATAATAGCCAGATGTTCATCACCCGTGCTGCCTGTTCCGGATGCCATTGCAACGGCTCGATTGACCATCTCCTGCATCCTGTCATCCTGGGAATATACAGGTACCGTGCTACCGACCATTGCAAGCGGCGGAGCTGCATGATTGGCCGCATTTGTCATTATGGATACCAACGGCGCAA